TGCTGTATGAGTGAAGCGAGCGGGTTCATTTTGGGACTGGCTCGAAGGTGTTCATAAACTCGCCTTGAGTCCGCACGAACAGCTTCCCGTTTCGCTCATAGACGACCGACTTCCAGCGCGATTCACCCAGCCGGAACTCTGCCGGCCCGATGACCTCGACGATGACGCCGTGATGGTTGCGATGGCGGAACAGCTCACAGGATTCGTCCGTCCTTGATCCGGTGGTTTTCAACGGAGAAGTCCCCACCGGCTGCGATTCTGACGTTTGAGAAACCATGGTTCCAGCGGTTTATGCGTGCGTAGGCGGGGTGAAGCTCACAGAGGCAGCCGGTTGACCAACAGGTGATAGTCCGTTCCATCATCGTCGTCTCCGTGTGCTCGGACGTGCGGTGATGGTGTCCAATCAATGCCCGGTCAAGCGCCCGCATGAACACGCCGCGCGCCGGGTTGACGGGATTGGTCAGGCCCTTCGGAAGCTCATGGCCGTGCAGGACCGGCAGCTTCCCGAGCATGATGATCCGCTGGTCGCCGATGACCTCGATGCCGTGCTTGTCGGCATGGAGCAGCGACGGGAGCGACAGCGCGTCAATGCCGAGCAGCTCGGGGCATTTGCGCCAGATGAACGGCCACCACCGCTCATCGTGGTTGCCCAGCTTGAAGACGAGCCGCGCCTTGCGGAACCGTGCGCGGATGTGGGCAAAAAACTGGCGCACAGCTTCAATCTCGCCCTTGAGGTCGCGCTCCTCGGGGTCGGTCTCGTAACGGCTGATCGTGTAGAAGTCCACCACGTCACCGTTAAGCAGGATCAAGTCCGGCTTAATCTCGTCGCCGTACTTCAGCGCGCACTTGAGCGCTGGCGTGTCGTGGTAGGGAATGTGGATGTCGGATAGAATCAGGACGTTCTTTCCGTCCAACTCGACCGGCTTCCAGTCTTTTGACTTGCTGGCAGGAAGCGGCGGAGGTTCGGAGATGTAGTCCGGTTTCTCGACGGTTTTCACGCGGGCGCCGGTTTTTTTGCCGATGACCTTGCGAACCACGTCGCGGGCATAACTCTCGGTATGGAACAAGATGGGATGCGTCAGGTGAAGCAGGCGCGCCAGTGCCCGAGCTGAATGGTTCGGGAACTTTAGCGCGGCTTGACGTGCTGCTTCAACGGCGGTCATTCGTTCTTCTTTCGATCCCGCCATTTCCACACCGTCGTCACGATCACGGCGACGATGGACAGCAGCGCCAAAAGCCCCTGCAACGAGTCCTTCGCATTGGCGAGCCATGCCATAAAGTTGACAGCCCAGATGCCCCCAACAAACGCGAAGAACCCGCGCACCGTGTCGTGATGCTGGTCGGTCATGGCTTCACAAGCTTTGCGCGAATCGCGTCGTACGATTCCAAAGACTTGAGTAGTTCCAACCACTCCGGCGCCGTCACGTCGTCTGGCTTCTGCCTGCTGTAAAGTTCGATGATCTTGCGGGCCGCAGGGATGCCGACGCTGTTGATAAGCGCGATGATCGTGATCGGGTCCATAGGTCAGCGGGTCAGGGTTGAGACGAGGCCGAACAACTCCACCCGCAGCGCGTCAACCGCTGCCGGATCGTATTGGCCGGCGTTCGCTCCGGTGGCGACGGCGAGGCGGGCGGCGGCGGTGTAGCGGTCCCACACGGTGCGCACCTTGTCTTCCTTCCCAGCGAGCACGGCCGACGCCCTGGAAGCGGCTTCAGGCTCCGCAACGCGCAGGCTGGCGATGCGCCGTTCCTCGTTCTGGACATAGGCGAACCAAGCGTGAATCGCAGCGTCGGCCGTGGTGATCGTGGTGGAAGTCGCATTGTAGGCGACACGCTCAGGGCTGAGCTTGCAGCCGCTCAGAAGGCACGCCGCGAACAGCACGCAGAGCGCGAGCAGCGCCGCAGCAAATGCCGAGGCGCCAGCGGCGAAGCGATTGTGTTGGTTGCGGAGTTGGCGCGTGTTCACGGCTTCTCCTCCTTGGAAATGATCTCCTTGCCCTGCCGGAACGACTGGTTGACGCCCACCGCCGTAGCGCCGAGGCCGCAGCCGAGCAGGATGTTCTCAACCGTCCAGCCGTGCCAACCGGCCTGCGCCAGAGCGCCAGCAGCCATCAGGACGAACGGGATGGAGTAGTCAGGAATCCACGGCACGGCTTTAACCGCACGGCCAAGCGCGTTGAGCACGGCAACAGTTGGAGCAAGCTCCGCGAGGTTGATGGTGGTTTCCATGGTCACGGTGCGTTGGTGCCGGTGAAGATTGCACGAAACACGGCCGCAAACTGAACCCTGGCCGTTGCCAGCGCGGGGACCTTGTTGGTGGCGGACGACCACAGGAGAGAAACCATCCGCGCATTCTCCCGTGAGACTATCGCTGGCTCGTTGGTCCCAGTGGTGTGAAGCACCAGCCGCTCGTAGATGGCTGACACCGTCGGATCCACGTCCGCGTCGTCGGCGTACTCGATCACGATCCGGCGCGGCCGGATCTGCACCGATTCGGTGTAGGCCGGCGGCTGCACTTGAGTCTCGGAGACAATCACAGCCTCTTCGGCGGCGATCGCGGCGATGGCGGTGCAGACTAATAGAAGAGACATTCGTTTCATGGGAACAACTTAGTGATTGTGATTGTCTGAGCAGGCAGCGTTTGGCTGACAGCAGTTGGGTTGTAGAAACGAATGATGGCATTTCCCGCCGAAGCGGTTTCGGCCCATACCACAAATGGTGCGCCACCTACGCCGTTTGGCAGCGCCCATGTATATCTGTCTCCAGAGAACGAGGCGCTGGCCACAGCAGCAGTAGCAGAATATGTGCTCAATGCGGTGACTGTCTGGGCCGAAATCGTGACCGTGCCGCTGATGCTGCGGGCTCGGTCGTCGTCTACCAGTGCCCATGCACCACCGCTTGACCCGTCTGCCACCCAGCGGACGCGTACGGTGCCGCCTTGGCCGGACGCAAAGGTCACAAGGCCGCCAACGGAAAGCGTGAATGACGCCGTGTCCGTCCGGACGATTGTGAATTCATCGCCGTTGGCAAGTGTCCCGGCCGTGAAGCTGCCGCCGAGTGTGATGGTTCGGTTTGCCGTCAAAGCCGTGTTGAACCGCTGAATGCCTGCGTCCACTCCTGGAACCAGCGTTACAGAAGCGTCTCCACGGTCAGCGGAAGTGCGAAACCGTGTTGCCCGACGGATGCCCCACAAGGTTGACGTCGTATCGTATGGGAAAAACTGACCAATTGTTCCAGAGCATGACAACTGCACGATTGGGGACATATCGCCCGAGGCACCTCCAGAGGTGCTCGCGATGCCCCACAACGCGCCAGCCGCGACCGTGACAGAATCCAGTGAGAGTCCAGTGACAGACGATTCTACCGCAGTAGATGACGCTGGAAGACGAACAAGTGCGCCCTGTCCATTTACCGTAACAGTCTGAAACGACAGACCTTCGATGCGAATTGCCGAGATGGCACCAACTAAAGAGATGAAACCATCGTAGTTCGGAGCCCAACCTCCAGCGGTGGATGAGTTGTTCTCCAGACGGATGTTTCGGATCGACAGATTCTGCGGCTGGTCGATTCGCAGATAGGTTGTGATATTGGTCCGCGCCAGGTTGAATTCGACGCCGTCGATCAGACAGTCTCGCTGCGTGTTCAGTTGGATGAAATTCCCTCCAGCCGATGAATCCGTGAATCCATCGACCCGAGCGTAGATCAGGCGGAACTGGTTTCCGGGACTTGACGCTTGGCACAGACGCGGCTGGCTCCAGTCGATCAGCGGCCCAACGCATCCGCCGTACCAGCGGAGATTGGAAAACTCGCATCCCCAAATCACAGCTTTGCCGTAGCTTCGAAAGCCTGTGTGGGCGTTGTTGAACGTGAGATCTCGAAATGTGCTGTTGTAGATGATCGAGTAGTCCCGTGCAGCATTGGTGATGTTCGGAGCAGCCAGATAGAACGCGACGGCGTTGCTTTCTCCGGGTGCAGGGTTCGATGCCCAGTTGAAAGTCAGATTCTGGAAGTTCCAACCGCTATCACCCGAGACCAGATTGGTGGTGCTGGCGATATCCCATGCGAGGATCGGAGTGTTGGCAGTTGCTTGAACGAACGACGCGTTGACAATGGCGACTCCGACGCCGTAACCGTCGGTGGCCAGAGATCCGATCCGGGCAGTCAGGCGGTAGCGTAGGCCCAGCCCGTCCACGGTACGCAGACCGAGGTTTGAGTTGGTGCTGCCGCGCTTGGCGTAGAGGATCGCGGCGGTCCAGGCTGTCGCGTCGTTGCTGGTTCCGTTGCCGTAGGCGCCAAACTGAAGTGGAGTGACGGACCCGTTGAAGATCCGTTTGTATCGCAGTCCACCAGACGTTGAAACGATCACTGAGCCGCCATCATCGCTGCTGGTGGTATCACTGCCGTCATACCAAAACTGGCCACCGCCGCCATCGCCGTTGGAGTAGTAGCCACCCACTGCAATAACCTGCCCAGAATTGAGTTCAGCGGTGGTACTGGCCATCGCCTTGAGAGCGGCGATTGTGGCCACCTGGACTGCCGCCTTGTCTGTCTGAAGCCGGGTTGCAGACGACTCAACGATTCGTTTTGAGCTGTCCGATACCAGCGCTTTCGCTCCACTAAGAGACGGAGACGCCGTGGTGCCGATCAGCCGCTTCCACCGGCCCGTGGCGTAGCCGTTGACCGAGACAATGCCAGTCTGGTCTGAAGACGTGTTTGACGAGTCCCAAACCCAAAGACCGGAAGTGCTGTCTCCGGTGGCTATCAGGCTTGTCGCGTTGGCAGGATCTCGGCTGGAAATGTCCTGCTCGTCCGT